CATCATCCCATACAAGTTCTTTAGTGTATGGTAAAGTTTTATTGGAACCTTTCACGTTTCTGACGAAGTTTTCTATTGGTAATAGAATAGCAGTGTCCCATTCGGCAGATGCTAGGTCCAACATGAACCCATCAACTTGTTCAATTAAATATTTATGGAAACATAGGCGAGGAATGTCAACTCTCCCTTCTAATAATCTTTGCACTACCATCACTCGTTTCTTTGGTGACATGTAGTGTAGGTTTGCCCCCCAAAATTCTGTTGGATTTGCCTTGATAACATAGACAAGTGGAAATGTATCATAGTATGGAAGATGTCTCATCTTCGCTTTGTATTCAAACATATAGAGGTGACCAGATACTGCATATCTTCTGATGAGATTTTCATCTGCTTCTTCTTCGTTTCCTCTGTTATCTACTTCTTCTTCTCTTATGATTTTTGAGGGATCAGTTTTGTATTTCTCCGATGCTTTCTTTACTGCATTTTTATACCAAGAGAATGATTGTGGTTTACCCCCAGTCATTTCTGTTATGTTCTCAAACAGAGTTGTGTATCCAGTGTTCTCTTTTGTAGAGTTACGCTGGATGGTTGCAAATCCTTGTGCCATTGGTCTATACTCCTAAGTGGTCTTCGGTGAGTATCAAGAAATTCATCTGCCTATCTTCACAGAAATCTTGAGCAGCATCCCACTTAGCACGGTTTTTCATGAATGTTAGGGCGGCTCTCTTGTAGGCAGCAGTCCGTTTGTTTTTATCATTCGGTGGTTGTGTTTGTTTTTTGGGTTTTACTTCAATAATGTACTTCGTTATTGTTCCATTCTTCTCACGAACTTTTATATAAAAGTCTGGAAAGTAACGATGCACCCTGCCGTCAGTTGGACAGCGATATGGTATAATAACTTCTTCACTACCCCATTCTAAAATTGCGGGATTATTGTCACAGAACACCATGAACTTCCGTTCCCATAGCGATCTATAAATCACGCGACTCGGGTTGCCACGATACTTACCAGGATTGACTGGTTTATACAGTCCCGAATATGCCATATATAATATAGGTTCCCACGATTGTATTTAGAGTGGCAGTTACAAAGATTAGCGAATTCATGTCTAAGGTGGGTAGACAGGGGGGAATGTCCCTGACTACTGGATTTGACGTTGAATTTGACTTTGGTGGCAACTCAAAATCATGGTCCAATTTTTATACTGATGACAACAAAGACATTGTGACGATGTTGTGTGATGAAGCACAGTTGCCAAACGTACAATCTTCTGTTGGATCAATCACTGGTAGATATCTCGGTGAGGGTGCAATTTACTACCCACACACAAGACTTTACACTGATGTGAGTTTAGGTTTCTTAATGGACGCTGATCTCATCCCACTTAAGTTCTTCACCGCGTGGTATGATTACATTTTTGGGGAAGGAGATCAAAAAACTCACAATGGATCAATATCTGGGGCAAGAAGTGCTGCAGCGAGAACCACCAGTCGTGTTAATAGATTGAAGTATCCATACACATATACTTCAACTACTAGAATTATCAAGACGGAACCAAATTCCATTTCATCTAATGATAGAGCTCCTATTGTATACACATTAGAAAATTGTTATCCATATTCTATTGATGCTGTGCCGTTGTCTTACGGAACCTCTCAAGTTGCTAGAGTTAATGTAAACTTCTACTACACTAGACACACGATTTCATACGGAACATCTAGTAATGTTCGTTGATTTCAAAATTTACTTTTCAATTCCATAAAACTGGGAAAATTTTTTCCGCCAATTTTTGGGTTAAAAAGTCGCACTAAATAAATACACGACCTGAGGTACATATTATGGCTTTGCCAAAACTTGGTTATCCGACTTATGAACTTGAATTGCCATCAACTGGAAAAACTATCAAATATCGCCCATTCTTAGTAAAAGAGGAAAAGGTTCTTTTACTTGCAATGGAGTCACAAGACGAAAAACAAATTATTGGCGCAGTCAAGGATTTGATCAAAAATTGCGTTATTTCAAGAATTAAGGTAGAGTCACTTCCTAGCTTTGATTTGGAATATATCTTTCTGAAGATCAGAGCAGCATCTATTGGAGAGACGATTACTTTGAATGTGACGTGTCTAGACGACAATGAGACACAAGTTGAAGCAACTATCAATATTAATGAAGTTGAAGTAAAGAAAGAAAAGGACCATGACTCCAAAATCATGTTTGAAGATGAATTTGGGATTGTGATGGGATATCCAAGTATGCAGCAATTTGTTGAAAGAGAGTTTCTGCAGAAAGAAATGCGAACAGAAGAAGTTTATGATTTCATTGCAGATTCTATTGAGCAGATTTTTCAGGGAGAAGATGTATACGATTCAACTACAACCAGTAAAAAGGAATTTCGTGAATTTGTAGAAAGTCTAACTACAAAGCAATTTGAGAAGATTCAGCAGTTTTATGCTACATCACCCAAACTCAGTCACACTTTTAAAGTAACAAATCCGAAAACTGGAGTTGAATCTGATTATACCATTGAGGGACTACAGAATTTTTTCGCATAGCACTCTTCCAAAATAGTTTGGAGGGGTATTATAGGATGAATTTTGCCTTGATGCAGTACCATAAATATTCTTTGACTGAGATTGAAAATTGGTTGCCTTGGGAGAGAGAAGTTTATACTACTTTCTTGATGCAATACCTTGAAGAGGTCAAACAAAAACAAGAAGCAGCAAAGAATAAAAAGTAGTGGCAAATTATTCTCAGACATTTAGTGGCGATTTTACCAGCTATGTTGCTGGTAAAGTTTTTGATGCTGCTAACATGGCAAAGGGAGAAGCAGCCAGAAGACAAGAAGAAGGAATCAATAAAGCAAAACCAGGATCTCTGTTTGCTCGCGCATTACAACATCAATTTGGCGGGGACCTTTATAATAGGACTCTTGGAACATTTGATCCTAGAAAGAAACATGGAGAAAGTGATAGAAACTCATCAAAAGAAGCGAGATTTACAGCACAGTTCCCAGAAGCAGAAAAAAAGGATGATACTCCAGCGGCGTCAAAAAGTAGAAAAAAGGTAATTGATGCAACTAGGCAACTTTTTACTGATGATGATGCGATCCCAGTAAAAGACAAAGATCTTAGACAGCAAATTTCGCGTATATTTGGTGCTGGTGTTGATGCTCGTCTAGTTGCGGCAGAAGCAAAGATTTCTAGGATGAATGCGAGTGTGATGGGAATTCACACTTCATTGAAAGACACTCAGCAACTTGTTTTAGATCAGAATGAGTTATTGCTGAGTAAGTTTGATCAAATTTTAGAGATTTTTGGCAAACAGGGAGAATTTCAGAAAAAATTAGCAGATAAGTCAGAAGCTGATGCTAAAAAACGAGCAAGTCAAGATTTAAATTCAACTACAAGTTATCTACGTGGAGAAGATGCTGGTGGGGGGAACTCTTATAATCCAAGAATTCACTCGTACTTTAAAGGTAGAGTATTAAGGCAGTTATACAGAAGAACTCCAAGGCAGTTAAGAAACCTTAGAAGAGGTGTTCGCAATTTACAGCGAATGCCAGGTAGAGCAGTAAACAGAATTACTTCTGCTGCTACTACTAGGATGACACGCGCTCTTCCACCAAGAGCTACAAATTTTGCTAAGAATATTAGCACAGCAAGACGTGCGTTTAATACTTCAAAAGGACTTAGTAGTCTTAGATCTGGGGGCAAAAATGTACCTGGATTAAAACAGGCACTTGCTGCATGGGAATATGGAGATAGAAAATCAGCAGGACAGTCGGATTTGCAAGCTGCTGCTGGCGTTGGTGGTGGACTAGCAGGCGCTGCAGCGGGTGCGGCTATTGGTACACTGTTGTTCCCTGGTGTTGGAACTGCAGCTGGATTCCTTATCGGTGCTGCTTTTAGTGCTGCTGGTGGATATGTTGGTTCCAAAATAGCAGATAGTGTGACTGGCGCTGAGGATGCCAGAGGTGGTGAATATGAGACTGGTGGATCTTACAGCAGAAAAAATGGTAGCAATCCAAATGTCAGACTCAGTTCTTCTAGCACACTCAGACAAACTGGATCTGCTTTAGTTTCTTCTGCTATTGCCCTTGGAGATTCTGCTGGTTATGGATCTGAGATTAGAAGGGAGGCACTTAAACTGGGGTTAGATTATGAGATTAGACGAGTAAATTACGATAGTAGTATAAGCAAGACTGGTGGAGGTGGATACAGAGACAATAAAATTTTGACAGCACTTGCAAGTCCTCTTCGTGGATTGTTTGGTAGAGATAGAAAGGGAAGTGGAGACGGAAATAACAGACGTTCTCCAGATGGGAATGGTGAATATACAGGTCTTACAGGAAAAGCATCGGAATATTATGCATATTTGAGAGAAAAGGGTCTTTCTCCAAATCATGCAATGGGAATTGTCATCAATGCAGAGAGAGAAACTGGATTTAATCACGCTGATCAACATACGGACACAAACGGACTCACAGTTGGTGGAGTTTTACAGTGGAATGGACCTAGATTTGATGCAATGGTCAGAGCCGTTCCTGACTGGAAAACAAATTGGAAAGCACAAGTAGATTACATTTGGAATGAACCAAGTAATCTTTCTGGATATACTATGGATCAATATAAAGCAGAAACGTTTGGTAGTGCATTAGATGCTGCAAATCATTGGATGCGAAAGTGGGAAAGACCAGAAAATCCTTCTCATGATGAAGAGAAACACTCTACAATTTACAACAGATATGTTTCCAGTGGATTGAAGCAAAATCAATCTGGAGAGTTCAATTTTTATGGTAATTTTTCTCCACCAACAGGTGACGCAAGAATTACGTTAACGGGTGGTCAAGGAATTGATGAAAGCGGTGAACCTGGGATAGATTTTAGTGCTGGTGACTATAAAAATAATTATGCTGTTTTTCCTGGTACTGTAATTGGATCAAGACATACTTCTGGATATGGTTGGGACGTTGTAATTAGATCAAATGATCCAAATAATCCTGGGAAACAGTTTGATGCTTTGTATGCTCACTTCCCAAACAAAGAGTCAATTGAAGTAAGTGCTGGAGATACAGTTTCAGCTGGAACACACTTGGGTCCAGTTGGATGGGATGAAGAAAAAGGCAAGGCATATCCAGAAGCTGGAAATATGACTGGATGGCATACTAGTTTGGATTTCTTCCCTCCTGGTGGTCCATATACAAAAGATAATCCATATGTTCATTGGAGACAATTGGCAGATGGCATGATTTCTGCTGCTCGTGGTGCAGCACCACCAGCAAACAAACCAGGATTAAGACCAGTTGCACCTACACTCACAAAAGCAGATTTTACTAATCCTCTTTACTTTGATTATTTTAAAGCAGGTGGTGGAAATAAGGCAGTTCAGGAGGGAACACCTTTAAATGATATCATTGAAAGAGGTAGGAAATGGTCTGGGAACAAATTAAAACAAAATGGTGGTACTGGTGGTACTGGTGGTCCTGGAAATACTAAAACACCAAAAATTTCTGAAAGGGATTATTGGGCAACTCTTGCTGTTGCTTCCCTTGAGGACAGCGATCCCCAAGGAAGAGCTGATGTCGCTCAGGCGTTGTACAATAGATTAGCAGGAGCAAGAGCTGGTAGTAACTATTACCAACAGTCAAATACTTTATACGATCATATTATTGCTAAAAAACAATTTGAACCAACGTTCAAGAACAGAGGTGATTGGATTGCAATTAAAAATGAAGCAACGGCAATTACTGCCATTGTTAATGCTAGAAGAGCCCATGGAGAAATAATATCCAGATCTATTGCCAGACAGATGTTGCAAGATACTCTGAAAGCACTAAGAAGTGGAAGACTGCAGCAAAATGCAATGTCTCATGTTCGTGGAAGAACGTATTTCTTGGGCGAATCTGAACATGGAAATATGGGATCTGGAGATGTACTGAGAAATTCTAAAGATAACTTCTTTTCTATGTGGTATGATGAAAATAATGCTTACGGAAGGAATGGAATTCCTGACGCAGCACCAATCCCAGATAGATTTTTACCAGCAGTCACGGAAGGAATATTTGCTGATAAAGTAAGACCTGCTGGACCAAAAGGTTTAATTGAGTCTATTAAAGATGATAGCGGGCTTTCTAGATTTATTCCTCCAGCTCTGAGAAATATGCTTCCTGGTGAACTTAATAGAAGGAGTTCTCTTATGGAAGATATGGAAGATGCTGGTGGAATTAGAACTCAATTCGTTATAATTAATAATAATGTGGTTGCATCTGCCGACCAGTCAAATGATATTATCTTACCCTCTACTGGTGGGGCAGACATGAATCAACTTTACCGAATGGCATCTCTAGGAGCATAATAAATGGCAAGCTATTCCGCAACTTTTAGTGGGGATCTTACCTCGTACATTGCTGGTAAGGTCTTTGATGCTGCCAATATGGCAAAGGCAGAAAAACAGCGTGCCAATGAAGAAGCAGCACGCTACGGTGTAGAACCAGATACAAAGCGTGGTGAATTTTTTGGTAGAGCACTACAGAGTCAGTTTGGTGGCGACCTTTATAGTAGAACACTTGGTATTTTTGATCCAAGAAAACAACATGCCGAGACAGACAGAGGATCTTCTCGTGAAGCACGATACTCTGCTCAATTTAGATACCCAGATAGACTTGCCAAGGGACAATCAACACCATTTGCATCTCCACTACCTAGCGATTATTACAATCGTGGACAAAGTAGTTCAATTAGTTCTGCAGCATCTGCAAGAAGAGCTGGACAAGCATTCCCTAACGTTGCTGTAGGAGCGCCGTTATCCAGTCAGGCGCAACCAAAAACACCAGCAATGACGGCAACCACCACGCCAGAAGCAATGTTTGGTGGCAAAGATGAGTCCGTTAAAGTAAAAGATCCTAAACTGGGAGTATTTTTAGCAGCGGTTGCTGAGTCAATTAACTCTAGTATCAATAGCATTAACAGTAAACTAGATGAAACTGAAGAGGGAGTAATTCAGGCAAAAGAAGGAATTGCGGGCACAGTAAAACAACTTGAATATAATGCAGATAGTCTTGAGACTAGATTGGATGCTATTATTGATGTTCTTCGCCAACAGATGCAGCAGGCGAAGAAACAGACTGATAAAGATGAGATCAAACAAAAAGCACAGGACATAAAAGACCAGTCTGATCTTGCAAGCACTTTTAGTTATACTCCTGTGGGTGGAGACTCAAATCAGACAAGAATGCAGAATCAAATGCAAGATGCCTATGAGCAACAAGCTCAATGGCGTCAGCAGATGCTGCAAAACCGCGAACCAGATGCACAAGCAGAAACTGGAATGAATGCTAAGGTTTCTGGTCCAGATGAAGGATACGATGTTAAACTTAGGTTGCACGGTGATGAACAAGTTAACATCACACCTATTGACAACAACTACACTCAGGGTCAACCTAGTGCCATGGATGGCAAGGTTAGACAAAAACCATTTGACATTGCTCCAATTTCAAAACTGACTCCAATGCTATCAAATGCAGCATCTGGAATTACTTCTGACAAAGGATCCTCCAACTCCACTGAAGATGAGATGGAGAATCTAGTAGCTGCTGGAGAGTTGATGCCAAAAGCATCAGCAATTGTCACTCTTGGTTTGCTGCAGCAATCTCTTGGAGACATGGGAACTTTGGCAGGACCAGTTTCTCCAATGTTGAAAGAAGTTGGCAAACCAATTGCCGATAGAGTTGGTGTTCCAAATACAATTACAGACAAAGTGATCAAGCAGGCAGAGTCAAAATCTGCAGAAAATACAAGAAGGAAAATAAACGTTGAATCTGGAGGAAGAACATCTTCAATGATGGGAGATGATTCTGGTAGCAGTAGCAGCAGTGGTGGTGGTGGTAAAAAGTGGTGGAAACCATGGACGTGGTTTAGAAATGATGACAAGAGTGGTGATGAAAGAGGTCAAGGTGGTCCTGGCACTACTTACAATAGAATAAGTGGTGGATCTGGTGGTCCTGGTGCTACTTATAATAGAATGGGAGGGACTGGAGGACCATTCAGTTGGTTGCCTGGCACTGGTAGAGTCATGGCACCCAGCGGATCTCAATATGATTCTAGGGGAGGAACAGTACAGAAATTCTTTGGGATGACAGTCCCTGGTTCTTATCAGAGAACTGGATACAAACAAGAAGATATTGATAGATTTAACAGAACAAGTCAGACACAGTATCTTGAGCAATACAATGCTCAACCATTGTCTCCTAGTCCAGAACTTGAGGCAATGTACAGTAAGTATGGAATACAATACACCGATCCTGCACATAGAGTTCGCAACAGAACAAAACCAAATCCAAATGTGACTCCACAGCAAGGTGCTATTACTGGTGCAAATAATACAAGATTGAATCAAGCAATTCTTGATGCTCAACAAATTGGTGATAGGACTGGTACTCGCGCTCTAATGGATACTACTGCAAAATTTGCCAGAGATAAGCAGAGTTATGCAGACAAGCTTAGAGAGGCAATGCGTCAAGCTGGAATGAGCGGTGCCGATCAAAATATAAACATCTATGGCAAACCCATGGGTGATCAGTCCAGTTTAGGATCTCCATCTGAAAGAATGAATAATATTGCGATGCTTGACTATTCTTCCAAGCAACAGGCATTGTCTAGAATGGAAAGTAGGTCTAGCGATCCTGCCCCAATCGTCCTAAATAATGTACAAAGCATGAGCACACAGTCAGATGATGTACCAATCAGACCAATTTCTACTGTTGGTAGTCACGGTCTGACTGATTTTTATCCATCTGTGGTGTAATCAATGGCTGACGAAATTCAAAATAAACCGTATGCGTCTAGTTTCCAGACAAAAAAGATTGCACTCTACAAGGTAGGAGAGGAGTCTGGAACCCCATATGCAAACCTTCTTGGAATGGTTGCAGTATTTAAATATTATGAGGACGTTTTTCTACCAACGTATGGTGCTACGATGGTAGTCACGGACAACAGCAAAAATTTAATTTCTTCAATGCCACTTCAGGGATTTGAATTGGTTGTTGTTGAAGTTGAGGATGCTCTGAATAACACATACGAGTATAGATTTCGCGTGTGGACCGTTGCCAATAGAATGAATAAAGAACGAAGACAGGTGTACACACTTGGACTGGTATCTGAGGAAGCACTGATTAACGAGGGAGTCCGTGTCAATACAATCATTCAGGGAAATGTTGCAGAGCAAGTTCAAAAACTACTGAAAGAAAAATTGAACGCCACCGATGTTCAGATTGAAAAGTCTGCCAACTCAGTAAAACTTCTTCCCACCAAGAAAACACCATTCGCGGTTATAAGATCTCTGCAACTAAAAACTATTCCAGAAAATGTAAAACCAAAGAGTAAAACGAGTGCATCTTCTTCTGCATCTAGTAAACCATCTATCACGGTCAATACTGATGTAGGAAATGGAGCACAGAAAGCATCTGGAACAGCAGGATATTTGTTTTTTAGAACAAGAAAGGGATTTGTATTCAAGTCAATGGATGCTTTAGCATCATCTGATACTAAAGCAGGCGGATCTGCGGTTGTTAACGCAGCAAACCCATTTATCATGGCATATGGTAAAGATAACACGGAGTCTTTATATAAGATTCAAGAGGTTGTTTTTAATTCTGAAATCAACATGATGAAGAAGTTGAGGGAAGGTGTTTTCTCTTCTATCGTTTGCTATTTCAACATAAATACTGGCAAGTATAGCGAATACGTGTATTCTCTTGCTGATGTTTGGAAAGACATGGTTCACATGGGCAGCCAAACAAATTTACCAGGAGGTCAAGCAAAACTAGGTGAATATCCATCCAGAGTAATGTCTACTGTTGTTAATCATGAAAACTGGTACGTTGGTACTGGTGTAGCATCAAATGATAGTGATGATCAGGGAGAAGAATCATCAGATAACGAATTCCCTGATTGGCAAAAAGAATATCTTTCACAAGGTATTTCTAGAATCGGAATCATGTTCAATCAAGAATTAACAATATCTTTAACTGGGCATCTAGAACTATGTGCTGGAGATAAAGTAGAAATCAGAATTCCAAACCAAGTAGATGATGAAAAAAGAAAGGATGAAGTTTGGGATCCAGAACATAGTGGAACATATCTGATTAAAAAATTGAACCATCAATTTGACATTCAGAATCAAACCGTTTATACTGTGCTTGACCTAATGAGAGATTCTTACGGAATTGCTGAAAAAGAAAGTAAAGTTGGAACATAGGAGGTAAAACATGGATTCCATTGAGCAGCATATTGAAGCAGATAAAGAAGAACTGCAGAACCCACAAATTTCTGCACAACGCCGCCGTCACATTGAGGGCGAGCTAGAAGAATTAGAAGCATATGCAGAGAAGCATAAGGAAGAGATTGAAGCTGGAGATCATCACGATCCAAATCCATTAGAACTTTTCTGCGACACTCATCCTGGTGCATCTGAGTGCAAAATTTACGAGGATTAATTTATGGATGCGTTGAGTAATTTATACCCAACGGTTCAGATTGGATCCGATGGATTCCAATGGTGGATTGGGCAAATTGAATCTGAAAGAAAGAAAGATAGAAAAGGATCTGGTAGATACAAGGTAAGAATTGTTGGACTACATCCACAGTCATGTGATGCTGTAAGTTCTGATGATTTGCCA